ACTTTAAGGACGCCGCCATCAATATCACCATTCACCAGATGCACATCATGCTCGCTATATTTCTTGTAATAAGGGTAGTACAATTCCTTAAGACGAATGTAATCACGGCTATCGCCATCGAAAGTCTTGCCATCCATGAACAGGCGAACCAGGGTGACATCGTGACCATCTTCAAGGAGTTGGATCACTTCGTCAGGGAAGCCGCCATCAGTGCAAACAAACATGAACCCCTCATCACATATCTGGATATGTTCGCTCATCAATTTGCCGAACTGCTTATTACCAAAAAGCGGCTTGACCACTGTTTCGCTAATCCAGATCATGAACTCACGGCAGGTCTTTCCACCAAGAAAGCTCTGAGGCTGTTCTTTCTGATCTCGGTCATCGTATGCAGTGATGAACTTTGAGAAAGCTCTGGCACCAAGGATGGATGCTGCAATCTCAAACATCGGACGCTTGAAGCTGGTCGGGATGCAGTTGTAATCTGCTGCCAGTGCATTGCCGATCGTGTCTTTACCTACGCCAGCCGGACCGTTTAGAATGATAATCTTTGACATTTTGATATTCCTTGAGTAGTGGGCGCTATGTGCGCCCGTTAATGTTAGTTTTATTTACCGCTTACGATATTGCATTTTTTGCACTGGCGAGCAACGTGCGGAGGTAGAGGCTCGCTAAATTCGTGATCGCAAACTTTTTCTACGCCGTGAGACTTAAGGCCGGAGTGCACGTTATCGCCATAGTCACACACCTGATAGGTAGTGATGCCTAGGCTTCGGAAGTGCGCGATAACATTCGGGCTATCATCCCACGCTGCGGTGATGCGGTGCAATCCAATGTATCGTAAAAACTCTTCCTTGATGATCGTATCCTTTCGGTTATCATCAGCCTGACGCATGACCAGAACGTTATATTTAGCGCCAGCATCATGCAGCCATTGCGTTGATTCCTCAACAACCGCATCAGATCGACCAGTGAGCACGATGATGAAAGCGCCGGAAGCGAACAGTCCATTCATTACATCAATCGTTTCCTGGAATGGCTGATCGAACTTGCTCAGAGAGTTAAATTCAAGCCATGATTCAGTGAGGTGCAAATCCTTTGTCGGTAGCTTATGCAGGCGGTGAGATCCGTCCGACAGAGTACCATCGAAATCAAATATGTAAACTTTCTTGTTTACCGCTTCCGTTTGAAGGTGATGCTTAATCATGGTGTAAAGCTGATTCATTTTAACTTCCTTTCGTGTAGTTGATGCGGGGATTATACCAGTCAGGATGAATCCCCTTTTAACAAAGCGTGCTATTTGATATAGAACTGAGCCACTACGCCGCCATCAGGATTTACGATCGCATATGCTTCGCCGAGTTCCCCATTGGCGTTCACCAACTTGCCGATTCTCTTAGCTTCCCAGCGGTAATCACCTTTTAAGCCAGAGCAGAAAGCATCCTGAGTGATTTGAATTAATCGCGGCTCACACCCTGGATCACACTCATCAACTTCATAGTCGTACTCGCAACCTTTGATAAATTCATTACCGCCAACGTGGTAACAAACTGCCACCTTGCGATCGCGTGCTGATTCGCATTCGCTAACCGCCCAAACGTGACGATTTACGTAACCGTATCCGCCGCTGCGTGGTTCCATCTTGGCGGTTGACATGGTGAGTGCTTTGCCTTCGCCAAAATTACTACCGAAAGTGAACTTACCGTTCTTCGTCAATTCATGCGCCACAAGGTAACTATGATTAACGTCATCATCAACGACGGTCGCTCCTGGGCCAGCTGCAAGCTCACTAACGAAGGCATCGACTGTGCTGTGACACGGATCGCCATTGTACTTAGGCAAATCCTTGAGCAATTGTTCACACGCTTCATGAATCAACTTTCCAGCCACCGCTTTTATGATTGCCTGCTCAACATGCTCAGCGATAATCGACGGTGCAGAAATTTGATGTTTTCGCTTCGATTCCAAGGCCTCTAAGCGCGCCTGTAACGAAGCAATTTCTTGCTTATGCATGTTGTAGGATACCCATCGACCATCGTCGCAGGCTTGCATTTTGACGCCGTGAATGTTTACGCTTGTTGCTACTGCTACAGGGTTATAACGGTTGATGCTGTTCATCTGTAATTCCTCAGTTGGTTTGTATTCACTTGACAGGAGACACTATAGCTAATGTCTCCGAGCAAGTTTTAACAAAAAGTGCTATTCGATGAATCCGGCGCGAATTGCCGTCTCAAGTGTGACGTACTGCTTAGCCGTCAGTGATGAGTGATAGGTAAAGATGCCAGCCTGGATGCCCTTTACCAACTGATCCTGCGTGATGCCTGAGATGTTAATAATCCCGTACCCGCCGCCAGTACGCAGGACGACACCTCCGACCGCGCAAAATTCAATGCCTTTACTGTTAGTGTAGACTTGCATGATTATTGCTCCTTCAGCTTTTTGTAGACGCCCTTAACCACTCCTAGAGCAATGGCTAGGGGCCAGATAGCGGCAACGATCACCATGTCGTACCACTTGTTATCACTATTGCTAACGTCTTTTGCAATTGCGTAAACAGGAAGCGCGCCCAGGATGTAAAGCACGATGCATAAAATAATCATAAATAGCCCTTCCCTACAGTTTCGCCAACTTCGCGTGATGCCTTTAATTTGTTCCAGAAATCGAACGGGCCGACTGTCTCCCATGAGTTAGTTGGGATGTGCGGCTCTGATTCTCGCAACATTCCATTCCACCAACCAAGCTCAGTATCGCTATTGCGCTTATAGCCGCCACCCATACTGAAAACTCGATCCAGTTCGGCAGCGCCTACAATAACTCGGTCCTTGAATACATCCTGAATAATTTTAGGCTCATTGCTTATATCTTTAACTTCAACAACTACAGGGTAGTTATCAGGGTTAGATACTACCTCAAATTCATGAGGCTTACGGCCTGGTTCCAGTGAATAGATTGACGGATTTAGTAAGCGTACTTTCATTTCATATGCTCCGATTTAAGTGTTGATGGTGTTACGCCGTAATGCTCGATTAAGTGCCACATGCGATCGCACGCCTTGCGGCCTACTGACTCGATAAACTTTGGCATTTCAAGACGGCTGTTTATGCGATCCATCTGGTCCGTGCTGCCTGACATATTGACCAGGCGGAAAAACTGCTCAAACTCTTTTTCAGTAAACATATGCAAATCCTCTGATTGGTTGCTTTGCTTCAATAAGGCCACTATATCAAATGGCCTTGCGGAAGGTTTAACAAAAAGTGCTATTCGAATTTTTCGTTGTGGTGAATAACCTCAGCCACGTAAATCTTTCTCAAGAACCACTCCTGCGTTCCAGTGGAAGTAATCTTGTGCATCTTCCATACCTGGTGCCATGGAAGATACTCAACATCCTCAGCCAGTGCCGTGAACGCTTTGCCGCAGTGAGTGTAAATCGTGGTGTAGTTAGTCATTTCGTATCTCCCTTGTTGGTATGAAAGAAGTATACCAGTCAGGGAGAATATCGTTTTAGCAATTCGTGCTCTTTCTCACACCAGCCGTAATCCGTCGAAGCTNACTTGCATCACCGACCAAGATGCTCATCACTGGATGCACATCTGCTATGGCGTTAGCAGGGTAGTACCGGACCTCAATCCTTCCGTATTCGACTGAGTAGCTAATGATTACCGCTTCCATTGCAACAGCAAACTCCTGAATAGCCTTGTTCACGTCGTCCATAAAATCAAAGATTGTCTGCTTATTGAAAACCATTTTATTTCACCTTTATTTGATAGTAGCTAGGAAGGCAATCACCAGGAACAGAAGCACCCAGGATAACCCGACAAGAAGCAATTGCAGCACGTCAACTAATTTGAACTTCATATCACTTCAACCTCATCTTCTGCAAAGGGCCAGTCGCCTGGTGCCATTCCTTTCTTGCTGAGCGCCGGAAGGAAGTCAGCGTCAACCATGTAAAATGGTTCAAGCCCTTCTTCCTGGTATTTCCAGGCGGTCGCCACCACTGGCAGCTTGCTTTTATCCACTCCGCTATAGGGAGATTTGACAATGCGAATCTTAACCATTTCTTCATTGTTCATTGTGGCGCTCCATGTAGTCAGCCATTTTGATAAGGTGTTCACCCATTGCGCGGACGGTCGCCGGATCTCGCATTGGGAATGCTCCAGAGTCGTCGTCAATAACGATTTCAACAGTGACCTCATCTCCGAGAGTCATAGTGTCAATCCAGCAATCATCATCGTCCATATCCTGAAAGCGCTTGCGGTCGGTAATCATAAAACCCCCTTCTCAGCGCGGTGGGCCGCTTCCATCAGGTGACATGCCAGTTGGCGTGCCTGGTCTGGAGTATACAGCATGTAACTACTTGGGTATGATTCTTCGTGAGGGTTGAAGTCAAGGCGCACCTTGAAAGTCACCTTGTCATTGCTATGAATCTTCACAGCCTCAATTTCGGCCTGCTCGTTGTAGTCGTCTGCGATGCGTACCTTGGTACTCATAAATTACCCCTTGGTTGATTGTTTCACTTCAATGAGTGCACTATAGCAAATGCACTCACGGCAGTTTTAACAAAAAGTGCTATCGTTCATCTTCTCTTGAGCATCCCTTGCCGCAACCATGGCGACCAACCTCCACGATGCCTACGCCGCTTAAGCCGATGTATTCCTGACCAGTGTCCTTATCGGTGATGACGTATATCGCTCTGACGCCCTCATATGCAAGGCTATCCCTGAACTCCTGAATCTTCACTACCTGGACTCGATCATTTACGTTCACTGGCATCTTCTGCCGAGCGTCAGAGCTAACCCTGGTGCCTGAGTCGCAGCCAGCCAGTACCAGGGTCGCTAATAAAATTAATTTCTTCATTCAATAATCCTCACTACTTTCTCTTTGCGGTGCGGTGCGCCGGACTTATGAAGCCAGTAACGAGCCTGGGATAGCTGGCTGGCGTGGGCCACTGTCACCCACCAGAACAGGGCCACCCGTTTCTGGACGGCATACCACTTGACCGGATGACCGAAGGCAGTAGTCGTGTCAACCAATGCGATCCTGAATTTAGCCATTTCGACGCCTTCCTGTGTAACCCTGCTCCTTCTCCACTTCCTCAGCCGCCTTGATGAGTGCCGCCGCTAGTTCACGCGCCTGCTCTGCGGTGTAGGTCATAGTCCGGTCCGTGTAGTCACGCGAATCAGGCGAAAGGTCCAGGTGCACGCGCTTGCGAATCTTGCCGAACGGAACATTGATTACTGAGATTTCCGTATCCTGATTCCAGGCTGAATTAACTCGAATATCAATCATTGCTTTTCTGCCTCTTCTGCTGCCATGATTAATGCCGCCGCTAATTTGCGCGCTTGCTCAGGTGTGTAATGCATCAGCGTTTGACAGTCGGCGTAACCGTCAGGATCGAAGTCAAGGTTGACAACATGCCCGCGAACGGTTCCCATCGTGACGCTGACCTCTGCTTGGTCAAAGTGAACATCGTCAATGCGTACAGTTTCCATAATCATTTCCTCTTCGTTTTTGATAGGGTAATCATAGCTGACTACCCGATTTGTTGTTTAGCAATTCGTGCTATTTGCGAACTATTTCGAATTTAGCCATTATGATTCCAAGGCTCTTTATCATAAGGGCTTCACCTATCGTCTTCACTATGTACTCATTGCCATCAATCTTGATGTAGTATGAGCCATTAAAGCAATGGATTGGCTTAGCCACGTATATACCACCATTTACAACTGAAAGGTTTTGTTGATTTGCTTGCCTTACATACACGCATTTTATAAGCATTAATATTCACCATTCAGGAGAGTTTTCGCTTTCCGGTAGAACTCAATCGCCTTCTCCACCTCATCGGCATCATACCCATGAATCAGATCTGAGCTTGACCGCAATTTGCTCTGAGCTTTGCGGCGCTCCACAGCGCGCCAGGCGTTGCACCACTTATAGACGTCGCGGCCATCCATGCCAACCAAGTCAGGGTGAGCATATATCTTGTCACCAATAACGCAAATGATTCCGGCGTCCTGTAACGCTGGAAGAATGTTATCCTTCAGGTCATTCATGACACCATTGCGCCCGACAAAAGGATGCAACTTCCTGATCGCCTCGTATGCTGATCGAATGCCTACGACTCCCTTACCTCTTTTCGCCTGGTCGTGTATCTTATGGGTGACGACGGCGAGCTTTCGGTCGAGCCTTACGCATAACATCTCTTCAGCGCTACACCAGTATTTGAACGACTGGCGGTATCCGTTAGCATTGATTGCAACCCGTAGCGGCGGGAGTCCATCCTGCTTAGCAACCTCCACCACCTGATCATCAGTCAGTTTATCTTCGTTGAAGTCAAACATTATTTAATCTCCTCAATAATTAATCTGTAATCTTTAATGGCCTTCATCGCGGCAGCAAGCTCCTCACCATCATACTCCGAAAGGTCTGGCATCACCTTGGAAATCCTGGCCTTGAACTCACTGATTGCCTCATCCTTGATCGCGTTATTGGTCTTCTTCCTGATTCCGATATTTGCAGTTCCAGGAACCAGCTTGATGACCAGCTTTCTGTCACCTGCCAGCTCTGACTCACCAAAATCACTACCACCCTCATCATCATCGTACTGGTGTGTTGCCTTCAGCCCAGCATCTCTTAACTCAGGCATACGCGCCGTTGTGTTATAGATATATGAGCTTTTAAGTTTAGGAAGTTCATCACCTTCCGATCCAACCAGTTTTGCAATCTTGGTCAGTGAAACGCTGAATTGCTTATTTTCAGACTTGAGTGCGGCCTTTACCATCTCGCGAATTACTTGTCCTAATGTTACTTTCTCGCTCATCTCTATCGCTCCTCTCGTTTAAGTTTAATCCATCATATCCCGACTTACACATGTAGTCAATTGTAATTTTTGGTAACTTTCTGGTGTGGTTACGCGAAACGGTATCACAGCCCAGCTATAGCTCAATGTAGTTTGGTGTCGTGGCTGTAACGAGGAAAATTGCTGTCATGGCCCCGTACTGGCGAAATGCGTCCATAAATAGCAAATATATATCCTGATAGGAAAAACATATAGATACCTCCAGCACCCCCGTTACACGACTTACATACAATAATATTAATAATAATAA